CCAGCGGTAACGTGGGTATTGGGACGGGTTCGCCTAGCGAGCGTTTAGAGGTTAGCGGTATTGTTAAGGCAGACGCAGGAGTAGTTCTAAACAATACAAACGAACATTATCTTTATAGTGTTGGTGTAGGTAAACTTGGACTTAGGCTAAGCGATGGAATAACAGCCACGGGCTATATGTCGCTCAGGACTTTTGCTCCTAGCGTAAATGGTGTTAGCGTACCTTCTGGCGCGCTAGGGTTTGGTACAGGCGACACTGAGCGCGCGCGTATCGACGGCTTCGGCAACTTGCTGGTTGGTACTACCTCTACAGACCCAATAGCGGCAAATGTAAATGGTAGTGCTTTATTGTCAAATGGTAGATATAAAGTACACAGCACTAGTGGTGCTGACCCTGTTGTTATAGGAACAAATACTTTAAACACAGGTGTAGCTTTTTATTACCACAACGGCACCAGCGCAAGCCTAAAAGGCTCTATTGACATTGGGTCTAGTTCAGTAGCTTATAACACTACTTCAGACCGACGCCTCAAAGACAACATTGTAGACGCACCTTCTGCTTCTGACGACATTGATGCTATCCAAGTACGTTCATTTGATTGGAAAGCTGACGGGTCACACCAAACCTACGGTGTGATTGCACAAGAGCTTGTTGAGGTTGCGCCTGAAGCAGTAACGCAAAGCGAAACGTGGGGTGTGGACTACAGCAAGCTTGTCCCAATGATGATTAAGGAAATTCAAGACTTACGCGCAAGAGTTGCCCAATTAGAAGGAGCATAACAGATGTCATACACATGGAAAGTAGCAGCACTCGACTACGCAGTATCACAAGACGGAATGTCTAACGTAGTCACTAACGTCCACTGGACTTGTTCTAAAGAGGACGAGAATGGCAACTCAGGTTACTCATACGGCTCACAAGGCTTACCTGCGCCTGACCCCAGCAACTTTACAGACTGGGATAACCTAGACGAGTACACGGTTATTACGTGGGCTGTGTCTGAGATGGGAGAGGAGCAAGCTACAGCAGTGCAAGACAGCGTTGACGCGCAGATTGCAGAAAAGACTAACCCAACTAGCGGCACTGGCGTACCGTGGTAAATCTTGAGCTAACAATTGAAGAAGAGGATTAATTAATGGCAACTAAGATTATAACCAAGAACAGCCAGACGGCCTCTTCAGTACCTACAACGTCTGAGGTAGACGTAGGTGAACTGGCAGTCAACGTAGCTGACAAGCTGTTATACACACAGAATGGCTCTTCTGAAGTAGTCGCTCTTGGTGCTGAAGAGTACATTACGTCTGCTCGTGCAGCGCAGTGGGATACAGCTAGGCTCTGCACTAGGACTTGATGAGGTAGGATTGGATGAACTGTTTAAGTCGGCATCTAAGCTTTAGGAGTGGTGGTATAATGGCGGCTATTGATAATCAATGCTGGGGTTTAAATGTTTAACAAGGTAGCAAGGCTAAGCCCGGCGTTTCAGGGTTACACCCTGTATGAGTCAGGCGGTGACCTGAGAAACTTTACGACCATGCAGATTGTTAATCAAGGCGGTAACTATTCTCTTGATAATGGGTCGCCCGTTCATGACCTAGGCTCATCAACAATGCAGGCTGGCTGGGCGAATCCGGGACATTCCATTCAAGTTTACGGGTGGGATATCCGCTTTAATATCAATCTGTCGTCAATTCCAGAGAGGGCCAGGTACGGAAAGATAGGTTTTTCTGCGCCAGTATCATATGCTGCCGCCCAATTTGCACAAAGCGATCCAGATAAGGTTGGGAGAACTCAATACAGAAACTCATCTGGCTCATATGTAGATATACTGCCCGCCTATGGAATGGGGCCTGGCGAGGGCAAGTATTCTGGAGACTGTAGCTTTATAACTACTGACACGGTTAGTGATTACATTGAAAACCAGGGCGGAATTCTCCAGTTGAGGATACGCAATACCGCCACCACTTCCTCCGGTGGCTGGTATGCTATAGGAGAAATCACTGACGACATTAGAGTACAAAAAATTGAAATAGTAGGGGCATAAGATGGCCACACAGTATTACACGTTTAACCTTCCTTCAGTCGGTGGAGACGCCGACTCTTGGGGAACTCTTCTTAACGCAAACTGGCAGTCGCTTGACGGTATCTTAAATGGCACCGGCACAGCCATAAACATTGATAGCTATACTGCTGACGGCATGACGCTTACTAACGTCGCATCAGTTAGCTTCTCTGGCGACATAGCCGAGGCAGTGCATGATGCCGGGACAGACGGTACTATTGATCTTGATGCGACAAACGGAACCATCCAAACAATAGAGATGACAGATAATGTGACCATTACTTCATCGCTCGCGTCTGGGCAGTACATTACACTGCGTATAACAAGCGTTGGAACTTCAGAAGTTACGTGGCCGCCATCAATGCAGTGGATGTTTGGTCTGGCTCCAGAACTAAACTCAACAGCAACAAACTGGATTGGCGTTTGGAATGTAGGCGGAACGCTTTACGGGTCTTACACTGGGTACACCAGCTAATGCCGCTTATTAAGCTGGATATACCGGCTGGCATTTACAGCCACGGCTCCGACTTGGACTCCAAGGGGCGATGGCTGGACTCCAACTTTGTTCGGTGGACAAACAACTCCCCAGAGCCTGTTGGCGGGTGGGTTAACCTTGAAGACTCCGGTACATTCGTTCAGATCAACACAGCAATAACCGGGTTGTTTAGGGGTAGTCATGCGTGGACAACAAACGGCAACGCACCATACATGGCGCTTGGTTCGTACAACTCGCTGTACTTGCTAACTGGGACAAATGCGCTTGTTGATATAACGCCAACAGGACTTACTCCTGGACAGCAAGACGCCGGACAAAACCTTGGTTATGGGGGCGGTGTTTACGGCGATCAAAGCTACGGCGTTCCTCGCCAATCGAACTACACAATATCCGCAGCGACTACTTGGACGCTAAGCAACTTCGGTCAAAACCTTATTGCCTGCTCTGATGCAGATGGCAACATCTATGAGTTGATTATGGATGATGGCCAGGGAGGCGGCTTTCTTAACGACCAGACAGTCAATGCGACAATCATACCCAATGCACCAACAGCAAATGAGTCGATAATTGTTACGGCTGAGCGGTTTGTATTTGCCTTGGGGTCAAGAGGCAATAATGGCAGCCCACGGCTTATTCGCTGGAGCGACAGAGAAAACAGCAACCAGTGGACACCGGCGGTAACCAACCAGGCTGGTGACCTTGAACTACAAACTACTGGCGAGATTGTTTGCGCTAAGAATGTCCGTGGACGAACGATCATTCTTACAACTGACGACGCTTGGGTGGCAAACTACCAAGGCCCGCCACTGGTGTATGGATTCCAGAAGGTTGGTGACTCGTGTGGTGTTGTCGGTAAGAGTATGGCAGCCGCAGTTGGCGCTTCTGCAATATGGATGGGAGAGAGAAACTTCTTCGTGTATGACGGATCGACCGTTCGCGTATTGCAATGCGATGTGCATGACAAGGTGTTTACCGAGATGAGCACATCACGTATGAGCCACGGGTTCTGCGTTTCAAACCAAAAGTTTAACGAGGTTTGGTGGTTCTATCCCGGCGATGGCGATAATGAGAACACTCGCTACGTGGCCTATGACTACAATGAAGGGCACTGGCTTGTAGGCGCCCTCTCAAGAACCGCAGGCGTTGATTCTGGCTCGTTTGACGCGCCCCTATACATTGATGAGGATGGGTACATTTATCGCCATGAGACGGGCTATACGCACGCAGGCGTGAAGCCGTTTATTGAGTCGGGGCCAATTAACCTTGGCGAAGGCGACAACGTGGTGAAGGTGTCCGAGTTTATTCCTGAAGAGGATACCATTGGGGAGATGGCCATTAGCTTTAAGGCTAAGTTCTACCCTAACGATGTGGAGCGCGTGTACGGCCCTTACGACCCATCAAACCCGACAAACGTACGGTTTACGGGTAGGCAGTTTAAGGTGCTTATTGAGGGCGATGACACGGTTAACTGGCGCTTTGGCGATGTTCGCCTCAGAGTTGAGAACGGCGGTCGTCGATGAGTCGAGAGCTTCCCCCTCCATACTCAGGCGATACACCTATCTGGGCGGAAGACCTGAACGACTACCTTGGTCGGGCTAGATCGACATTGGGGTATTTGAATGATGATGACCGGGCGACAACTGACGGCATTATTCTATGGAACTCGGCAGGCTACCCGGTTGTATCTAAGAACGGTGAGTTTCGGCAGATTGTTCTTGCTGACGGTGAGGGCACGTTATCAATAAACTCCGATGTCACATTCGCTGCGGCTGGCACTGGATATCCTTTAACGTATACCGCTGGGCCTGACGTTAGCGGCATTAATCTGAATGGAAGCCAGATTGAGTTTGTTGAGGCTGGGCATTACCTACTGTCATTTACGGCGCAGATATATTCAACATCATCTGCGACCGTTGATTTTGTGTTTTGGGCCAAGATAAACGGCTCAAACACTCCCAATTCGACTATTCACTCAACCTTGCATCAGAATGCGTCAGCATTGGTTATAGGCAGGACTATAAGCTTGACGGTAGAGGCTGGTGACTATCTTCAGGCGTTTGGGGCGGCTAGCAGTACAAGCGGTCAATTAAAGGCGTTTGCAGCGAACACCATTTCGACTGAGCCAGCCGCTCCAGCATCAACCCTTTCAATAACTAGACTGCATCAGTGATATAATGGGACTTGATGAAGAGTTAGAGCGATGCCGCGAATGGATAGAGGCGGCACTTGAGTATAGCGGGGGAACCCATGACTTTGAGGATGTTGTTAATCAGGTTAAGCAGGGGATACTTCAGTTCTGGCCAGCGCCAGACGCCTGCGCGATTACCGAGATACTCACATACCCAAAGAAGAAGGTTCTGCACATCTTTCTCGCTGGTGGAAACATGGAAACGATTGTGGCCATGAATGAATCAGCGGAACGATTTGCAAAGCTTAATGGCTGTAATGGTGTTTCTGTTGCCGGTCGCCCAGGTTGGGCTAAGATTTTAAACAAAGAGGGCTATCGCCCACTCTACACAGCGTTAGGGAAGGATATATGGGAAGCATTTTAGGTGGATCACAAAAATCAAGCGCAGAGATGCCTGTCTGGGCGCAGCAAGCCTCTCAAGATGCTATACGGATGTCAAAAGAGCTGGGCAAGGTTGGCTACATGCCTTACTACGGCCCAGATATTGCGGCTTTTTCGCCAATGCAAGAACTGGGTATGCAGTCGTCCTATGACGCTGCGGCGGCGTATGGTTTAGCCCCTCAGGGTGGTAACGCCATGGCCGGAATGCCTCAAGCTCAAGAGTTTGAGGGCGGTGTTAGGGGATACTCATCTGGCGACCTCTTTGAGCAGGCAAGGGCCGAGTTTGAGGCTCGCAATCCAGTGCAGGCTGCCATGTACAACAGAAACTTTGTGCCTACAGGCGTCCCAGAGCAAGGGTCTGGATATCAAGGCTACACAATTCCTTACACCGACGCCCAAGGAAATCAGCAGTATTTTCAATATGCTGGCATCCTCCCGAACCAGCTCAGCTATAACATTTTTTAGGTAATTATTATGGGAAGCTCACTAAGTCAACAAGCAGCCGCTACGGCTCCAACAAACCCGAACGCACCCACCGGTGGCAAGGGTGGAGCAGGTGGACAGACAGCGGGCGGCCAGCCCCCCAATATGTTCCAGCAGGCGTCTAACGCAATCAACACCGGGATGGCTGGTGCCTATGGCGAGATGGGCTTCAGCCCGATGATGATTGATCCGTCTAAATTCGCCGCAAATGACCAGGTTGGATTTCAAAGTATTGACCCTAGCGCAGCAAATTGGACGGCGGCACAGACCACGCAAGCGGACATGGATCGATTCTATAACCCGTATGTTAATCAGGTTGTAGATACGTCACTCGCTGATATTGACCGGGTGCGTCAGATGCAGCAGAACCAAGCGGCAGCACAAGCTCAAGCGGCGGGTGCGTTCGGAGGTTCTCGTGGCGCGCTAATGGAAACTGAGATTGGTCGTAACGCCTTGGATCAGGCGGCTAGAACTGGCTCTCAGTTGCGCTCAGCAGGATTCACGCAAGCGGCAAACCTTGCCCAGCAGGATGTTGCTCGACGACAGCAAGCCAACCAGATGAATGCGGCGCAGCAGATGCAAGCGATGCTGGCAAATCAGTCAGCCGGGCTACAGGCATCAACTGCTAATTCTAGGCTTTCACAGGCCAATGCTCAGAACGCGCTACAGGCTATGCTTGCTAACCAAGGCATGCAGCTTGCTGGCTCTGGTCAGCGTTTGGCTGCCGGTCAGCAGTTGGCGAATATCGGTAACCTTGGGTTCGGTCAGGCGCAAGATGTGCAGTCAAACTTCCAGCAGCAGGGCGCTATGCAGCAGGCTCTACAGCAACAGCTTCTTGATGCAGCTAAGCAGCAGTACCAAGGCTATACCGGCGCTGGCAATGCCGCACTTCAAAACTTAATTGGGGCTGTTAGCGGCGCGCCAATACCATCATCAACAAGCCAAAGCAGCACCCCAGGCTTGTTAGATATGGGGGTATCAGGCGCGTTGATTTACTCACTGCTATCAGATCGACGATTAAAGAAAGACATCAAAAAGGTTGGTGAGCTAGATAACGGATTAAATGTTTATACATGGAAGTGGAACGAAGAAGGCAGGAAGCTTGCCTTGAATAACCAGCCTGAGATTGGGGTTATTGCTCAAGAAGTTCAAGAGTTAATACCTGAAGCTGTGGTTAAAGGTAGTCACGGATACTTAACGGTTAATTATGGTGCACTGATATGATGAATGGACTTTTGCAAATGCTTGGCAATTCTCCGGCAGCGCCAACAACCGGAATGACGGCTCTACAGCAGAATCAGGCTCTTGGGATGAACCCAGCACTTCAAAGCAGCATGACTGGGCTTAGCCCTCAGCAGCAGGCGTCAATGGTTACCGGAAGGCCAATGACTGGGCCAACCGGAATGAGCCCAGAGCAAATGAAAAGCATAATTGGCGATATTGGGTCTTCGGGCATTCCAATGGAAAACATCATGCTTGCTATGTCAGCAATTGATCCAAGTATGTCTGGCGATCAACAGATGATGCCAAGCCAGATATTCAATAACAGAGGGAATGTTTTGCTTCCTAACGCGATGCAGCAACAGCCGGGGATTATGTCTAGGCTTGGGCCTCTTATGGCAGCCAAAGGGATGAGGCAGTAATTATGGGTATCTTAGAAGATATTATGGGGCCAAGAAAAAACCCTACGGGCCTAACGCCACAGGAACAGGTGCAGACGGTGGCAGGTAGCCGAATGATGCCAGCGCCTACTTCTCGTGCTATCCCTAGCTTTATTGCCGGTAGAGACGCAGTATCACCACAAATGGCACCACCTACTGCTGCTAAGCCTTCTTTTGGTCAAAAAATAAGCAACTTTTTTTCTGATGAAGACAAGGTAGCCAAGCTTATCCTTGCCCTTGAGCCTCTTCGAGGGCCTGGAGGTCAGGGTGGAACCGCCGCAAGGTGGGCGCAAAGCCATCTAAAGACAGCGCAAGAAAATCGGCAACAAGGCAAAAACACCAAGGCTTACGTTGATTACCTGCTATCTAAGGGCCTTATTACTAGAGAGCAGGCCGCACAAATGATGTCATCTCCAAAGATGGCGGAAGCATTGGCGTCTGCTGCCATTACCCGTGATTTTTCTGCCCCCAAGGAGACGTTCACAGCGGTCAGCGGAAGCGATCTCGTTGCTCGCGGTTATAGTGTAGACCCAAGCAAAACGTACAACATTTCCTCAACAGGAAAAATAACTCAGGTTGGTGGCGGTGGAGTTAACGTCAATCTAGGAGACGATGCAGTCAGCAAAGAGTACGCCAAACAAATTCCAGAGGCGCTGGGACAATATAGTGAGCGCGGCGCGTTGGCAAACCGACAAAACAGTGCGTTAAATAACTTAGGAAGAGCTTTGTCTGGTGTAGATACCGGAGGCTTTGCAGAAACAAAGCAAACAGTCCTATCTTTTGCTGATCGACTCGGCATTCCAGTTGATACAGAGTCACTGGCGGACGCGCAACAACTACAAGCCGCCGCTCGCCAAATTGTTGCTGATGAGCTTAGACAGAACAAAGGCCCGCAAACAAACTTTGACGCTCAATTTGCCGAAACCTACCTGCCTGGACTTGGACAGCAACCAGAAGCAAACGAAAACATCCTCTCTTATTTAAAGTCGCGGAATCTTCTGGATTCTATCTATGGCAGGCTGTCAGCGGGAAGAAGTTACGAGTTTGATTCAGATAAAAACCTGCTCTCACGGCTAAATGCGTTTAACAGCACTCTTGGTGCAACCATTAAGGTTGACGAAGAATGGGTTACTTTTGAAGAGTTTTACCGAGAAGCAAAAAACAGGGGCGGCTCCGACATGGATATACTTAATGAGTGGAGCAAATTGCACTGATGAATGGCGAAGAGATAATTGGCTCAATCATAAAGGCTAGAAGCCCTCAAGAGGCTTCTTTAACCAATGTAAGTCTAATTATGACTACAGGCGATGGTGGTCGTGTATTACAGACTCCAAATGGATTGCAGTTTGTATCTCCGGGTTATTCAACAAGCGACCCCGCCAAAATAGCAGAAATAATGAGGCAAGCAGAGGCTGAAGGCGGAAAGACTCCGCGATCAATGGTTTCATCTGAACTACAAAAAGAAATGGTCGAGGGTCGCCCGTTTACTGCCAGCGCCTTAAAGCTTTCTCAGGGCATACCATTTATTGGTGAATACATCCCAGAAATGGTTGGTCTATTAGACCCTGAGATGCAAAGAGGGATCGAAAGGCTACAGAAAGCCAAGGAAGCGCAAGACCCAGTTTCTAGCGCAGGCTTGAGAATGGCGGGGGCGGTTGCCCCTTCTTTGCTGTTTCCTGGCTCTGTAGCAGCCGCTGGTGGAGTGCCAGCACAAATGGTTCGCGGCGGCCTAATGGCTGGTGGTGAGTCTACCGTATCTGGATTTGGTGCGGGTGAGGGCGGAGTAGAAAGTAGGTTAAAAAACGCGCTAAAAGAAGGCGCTATTGGATTTGGGTTTGGCTCAACCCTCAGTGGCGCAATATCGGCATTCACGAAGGGCGCTCAAGGAACGAGAAACATTGAGCAGGCAATTAACTCAATATCAAAAGAGCTTAACGTGTCTAAAGGAGCGGCAGCGATAATAGGTCAGACGCTGGGCAATGGTGGCAACATTGATGATGCCATAACAGCAATCAGGCGTGCTGGCGATTCGGGAATGATTGCAGATGCTGATATTGCCGCCGCATACCTTTTGGATGCGGTTATTGCCACAGGTGATAAGGCCGCTACCATTGGCAGGGGTGCAGTTGAAGGTCGAGCCAGTTCTGCGTCAGCAAGGCTGTCCGGCATAATGGATGAGGCTTTCGGGCCAGCACCTATAGGTATGCAAACGGTGGCTGAAGCCGCCTCCGCAAGAACCAAGGATGCAAGGCAGGCCGCCTATGAAGCCGCATATCAATCGCCCATTGATTATGCATCAGACTTAGGCCAGCAATTAGAGCAAACGCTCTTGCGTGTTCCAGAGTCTGACATGAAGAAGGCCATGGAGATTGCGGAAAAGTACATGAAGGCAGAGGGCAAAGGCTCGCCACAGTTTAAAATAATTTTTGACGGTGCGACTGAGATAATCAAGCAACCAAACGTAATTGAGCTAGATTATCTGAAGAGAGGCTTACAGGATGTTGCATATGGCAACTATGCGGATAACTTTGGTCGCCCGTCCGGTTTGGGAATAACCTTAAACAACCTTGCCAGCGACATTCGCACAAAGCTTGGTCAATTAGTTCCAGAGTACGACGAAGCCGTGAGGCTTGGCGGTGACAAAATCCGAGAGGTGGCTGCCGGACAAGTTGGCAATGTGATGTTTAAGAATAGCACGACAGTTGAGGAGGTTATGATGGCTGTTCGTGGCGCATCAAAAACCGAACTTGACGCATTAAAGCTTGGAGCCAGAAATCAAATTAACGAGGCTATGGGCAACGCAAAGAGCTTTATCACTACTGGAGGTGATAGCAACATTCAGGCAGCAAAAACAATACTGAGAGATTTAAGCTCCGTATCCAGCCGTCAAAAGCTTGAGTTGCTTTTAGGCCCACAAGAATACCAGCGCCTAGCACAAAAAATCGATGAGGTTAGGTCTTCTCTTGAGTTGCTTGCAAACACTGCGCCAAACAGTAGAACAGCGCCGCGCATAAAACTGAAAGAACAAATGGACGAGCTAATGGCTCCGGGAGTGGCAGGCACATTGGCTCGTGGTGAGCCAATAGCCAGCGGAAAATCCATCATTCAGGCGCTGACGGGAATGACAGATGATGCGTTAATTGCAAGAAAAAATGAAATCCTTTCTGAGGTTGCAGGCGTGTTAACTGGCATTCAAGGCCGTGATGCTGTTCTGGCTCTAAAATACGTTAGAGATGCAATGGACAAGGGCGCGATAAGCCAAGCAAAAGCCAACTACGTTAATAGAATACTTCAGGGTGTTGCGATACCGGTAGCAGCAGAAGCGCCGTCAATAGGGAACGAATAATGCTCAAGCCAATGACAGAGAAAGAGATTGAGTCAATTGCCCGCGAGGCGGTCACTGACGCTGTAGATTTTGTGGAGTCTGAGATTGCCGAGGATCGGATTAAGGCTCAGCGATATTTTGATGGAGAGGTTGACATTGGCTTTGAGGATGGCCGGTCTAAGGTTGTGGCGACAAAGGTACGTGATACCGTACGCGCGATTAAGCCATCGCTTATGCGTGTATTTCTGTCTACTGATAAGCCTGTCGAGTACGTCCCTAGAGGGCCGGAGGACGTTCAGGCTGCCGAGCAGGCAACTGAGTACATGCACTATGTATTTAATGAGCAGAACGGCTACCGAGTCTTAAATGACGTATTCCATGACGCAATGGTCAAGAAGGTTGGCATCGCTAAGGTTTACTGGGATACCTATCAAGAGCAAGAGACGTTTGAGTTTCACGACATCAATGAGATGGAGTACCGAGCCATCACATCGGATGATGTTGAGATCATTGAAGAAACAAAGACAATGTCCATCGAGATTGATCAGATGGGCATGCAGGTGGAAGCCCCTCGCTATGACCTGGTTGTGGCAAAGTACCACGACAAGGGCAAGATGTGCGTGGAGTCAGTACCCCCAGAGGAGTTTTTTGTTGATCGAAATGCTAAGTGCCTAGACTCTTCATATGTCGTCGCTCACCGCACAGAGATGCGCGTTGGCGATCTTGTTCAGATGGGTTTTGATTATGAAGAAGTAGAAAGTCTTTCCGGGCTACAGAACTCTGACACGTTCTCAGATGTTGAGGATTACGAGCGCCGTGGTTATGACCAAGACGCCTCTGAAGAAGACGTACAAGACCCCTCGATGAAGATTGTGGCGATCACTGAAGCCTACATGAAGATCGACGTTGATGGCACCGGCATACCCACATTACAAAAGGTTCTCTTGGGTGGCGCGAGCTACAAGCTACTAAGCGTTGAGCGGGCCTCATTCATCCCGTTCGCAGCCTTTGAGGTTGATCCAGAGCCGCATACCTTCTATGGCCGATCAGTTGCTGATTTGATTATTAACGACCAGGACGCAGCCACTGCGATGCTACGTGGTGTGCTGGATAACGTGGCACTGACGAACAACCCACGCCTGGAGGTTCTTGATGGAGCCGCCAACATGGATGACGTTCTCAACAATGAGATCGGTGGAATCATCCGGGTCAAGCAAAGCGGTGCGGTACAGCCACAGGTAATACCCTTCGTGGCGGGCCAGACTTTAACTGCACTCCAATACTTCGACATGGAGATTGAAGGCAAGACAGGCGTTACAAAGGCTTCTACGGGCTTATCGCCAGACGCCCTACAGTCAACTACTGCCGCAGCCGTAAACGCTACAGTGGCTGCTCAGGCCGGTCAGATCGAGGTTATGGCGCGCAACCTAGCAGAGGGCGGTATGCGCCAGATGTTTAGGTTAATGCTCAAGGTCATGGTCGAGAACGTTGATGAGCAGCAGATGATGCGAATTGCTGGTGCTGACTATGTCCCAGTTGATCCCCGGTCATGGAATCTCATGATGGATGTCACTGTGAATGTTGGTTTGGGAACTGGTCAAGAAGACCAGAAGCGCGCCGCACTCATGCAGGCGTTCCAGATTCAGTCTCAGATCATGCAGGCGTACGGCCCAGCAAACGGCTTGGTGTCGCTGACTCAGGTCAGGAACACGCTGGCAGATGTTTTGGCTATGAGTGGGCTAAGAAACTCTACCCGCTACTTTATGCCCATGAACCCGCAGACAGAGCAGCAGTTGATGGCTCAGCAGCAACAGCAACAGCAGCAGCCACAGCCAGACCCGCAAGCACAAGCCTATCTCCAAGCTGAGATGGCCAAGGTTCAGGCTAAGGCTCAGACTGATATGGCGAAGCTTCAGTCTCAGCAACAGCACGATATGGCTAAGATGCAACTTGAGATGCAAAAAGCAATGGCCGATGATGACCTTCAACGGGATCAGATGGATCAGGACTTAATTGTGAAGGCTGCTGAAATGATTGGTAAATATGGCACTGCGGTAGATGTTGAGCGCATTAAAGCAATGCAGGCAATGCCACGATGAATGTCAAAGACTTAGCCGCTGGCGTTCGCCATTTGCAACGAGATGAGACGTTTTGCTATATAATCGAAAGTATTAAAAAAGATAAGGCTAATATCTTTTTAAACCCTCACTCATCGGTTGATGAAAGGGAAAAGGCGCACAATGTTGTGTGTGCGCTCTCAGAGGTCGATAACCGGATGGCCACCATCCTTGCGGATGAGGCGGTTTACGACAAAAAACATAGCTAAGGGGACACAGTACCGTGGACACGACTGAACCTAATGATGGATCGATTGAGAGTGCAATTGCTGGTCTTTTGAGACCAGAAGAACCTGTAGAGACCGAAGAGGTTTTGGAGGCCGAAGAGGCTGAAGAGGTTGACTCGGAGGAAGAGGTTTACGAAGACGACGACGAAGAAGAAGTCGTTGAAGAAGAGGACGACGAAGACGCTGAAGAAGCAGAGGATTCAGAGCCTGAACTATACACCGTCAAAGTAGACGGCAAGGAAGAGCAGGTAAGCCTAGAAGACCTTAAGCGAGGTTTTAGCGGTCAGAAGTATGTCCAAAAAGGTATGCAGGAAGCGGCGGCCCAGCGAAAGCAAGCCGAGGAAGTTTACGCAGCCCTTTTACAAGAGCGCCAGATGGTGGCACAAGCAATCCAGCAAGTTCAAAATGGATTGCCTACACCGCCTCAAGAGCCTTCTCGTGAGATGTTTGAGTCCGACCCTATTGGATATATGGAGGCCAAACTGAAGTTCGATGAAGACTCTAAGCTTTATGGTGAGCAGATGGGTAAGTTGCAGGAAATTGCTCAGCAACAAACCCAGGCTCAGCAGATCGCTCAGCGCGCTTATCTTGAGCGTGAGATGGAGACGTTAAAGCAGATTGTACCTGAATTTGCAGACCCAGAGCAGGCACCGAAAGTCCGAGACCGTCTAATGACGATGGGGCAAGAGGTTTATGGTTACGGAGCAGAAGAGATATCAGCAGTCATGGATCACCGGGCTATCCGAGTCCTAAATGACGCCCTGAAGTATCAGGAGCTGATGTCTGGTAAAGCCGAGAAGACCACCAAGCCAAAGAATCGCAGGGTTGTGAAAGCAGGAGCTAAAAAGACATCTTCTAAGTCTCAGGCTCAGAGGCAAACTCGACAAAAGCTAAAGCAGAGTGGGTCAATTGATGACGCACTTAACTTAATTCTAGGAAATTGAGGTAATTTACAATGGCATCACCAACAAATACTTTCACCAGCT